CCAAATTCGAGCTTAATAGAACAATGTTTTATGGATAATTTTTATGGTCTAACAAATTATATCATACTGAGCTAGGAACTCGCTAAACTCAACTGGAGGAAAAATGACATTAATTGATGAAATTAAATCATCTCAAAAAGAATCGCATGAAAAATGGTTTGAGAGATGGTATAAAAAAGCAAATTTAGAAAATGATATCAGAATTTCAGCCGAAAAAGGATACACAGGTTTTAGAATTCAAGTAAGCGATCAGTATGATAGTTATTTAAGGTTGAGACTAGGAAATAAAGAAACAACTTCCCTTTTAAAAGAAAAGCTCGGTGATGGTTTTAGCATAGCATTTAGAGAAATTCACGGAGAGAATTTTTTAGGAATTAAGACTTATAAATCATTCATTCAGATTTTATGGTAAACAAAAAAAGCCCACGGCAATGGGCTTCGGCAACTGAATTTCTAACTTAATTATACCACAAAAGGAGAACTTGATTAATGGCAGATAAGTTAGATAGAATTATTGGAGATTACGTTAATGGCAGACTTGAAGCCAGAATAAAATCAATTGAAAGCAGATATCTTTATAAGCAAAAAGTAGATAACTTAGGTATTCGTACAGCTTATTCTGGTGGTTCGGAGCCTGAAAGTCATGTTTTAAATAAAGAAGCGCTTGAAAATGATGAGGAATACATCAAACTCAAAGACCTGATGTACCAATTCAGCTTGTGGTACGAACCTTTAATCAAGGAGGAAAAAGAAATAATCAAGCTAAAACACTGTGGTTACGGTGGCTTTACATGGTACAGAGTAATGATGGAACTTGATAATGAAGGTATTGAGATTTCAGAAAAGAAAGCGAAGTTTATTTATTATCGCTTTAGAAAAGATATAAACCCTCATATTGGCTATTTCATTTGAAAGCATGGGTCAAATTGGGATAAAAACGACACGAAATTGGCACGAAATTGGCACCTCAACCCTTGTTTTTGCTGATATACTTGTATTATGAAGTAAAAGGCAAAAGCACAAATTTCGGAAAAGTAAGGTTGAATTTGCTTCATATTGGTGGCTGCATGGTCAAGGGGTTAAGACACTGCACTTTTAATGCAGAGGCGTGAGTTCGAATCTCACTCAGTCACATTATTATTTTATTACAGGTTGTCCATTGGGCAGCCTTTTATTGTTGGAAAGGAGGAGAAATGGCAAAAGTTAAATATGAAGAATGGATTTTAGAAGAAGGATTGCTCAAAATTCAAGGTTGGGCAAGAGACGGCTTAACAGAGGAGCAAATCGCTCATAATATGGGGATTGCCGTTTCAACTCTGGGTAATTGGAAAAAAAGTCATCTGGAGATTTTGGAGGCCCTAAAAAAGGGTAAAGAAGTTGTTGACATTCAAGTTGAAAATGCTTTGCTTAAACGTGCTTTAGGTTATGAATTTGTTGAAATCACAAAAGAATTAACGGATGCTGGTTTATTGGTAACAAAAGAAGTTACTAAACAACAAGCGCCAGATACAACTGCGGCAATTTTCTGGCTCAAGAACCGAAAGCCTAACGAGTGGCGGGATAAAAGTCAAACGGAGCTGTCTGGAGGAATAAAGGTTTCAAACCCTTATGAAGGCTTGACAGAAGAAGAGCTTAGAAAGTTGGCGAGTCGAGATGGATAAAATAGCGCTAGGGGCAAAAATCGAGCTGTCCAAGCGCTTTTTCTTTGATTACTGCAATCTCATCATGCCAAGCTTTTATAAACGAGATAGAGATTATCTGGTGACAATGTGTGAAGAGTTTCAGTCATTTCTAAATGATGATGAACACGATGTTTTAGTTTTAAATCTTCCGCCACGTCACGGGAAATCTCTCACGCTTGGTAAATTTGTAGAGTGGGTACTTGGTAATGACCACACGAAGAAAATTATGACTGGTTCATATAACGAAATTCTATCAACAGTTTTCTCTAAAAATGTTCGTAACACTATTCAACAAAATAAAGCGGATGTGGATAAGATTGTTTACTCCGATATTTTTGATTCCAAGATTAAAGATGGAGATGCCGCTAAAAATCTTTGGAGTTTGTCAGACGGCTATAATAACTATCTGGCAACCTCTCCGACAGGTACTGCAACAGGTTTTGGTGCTGACATTATTATTATTGATGATGTTATCAAGAATGCTGAGGAAGCTAACAATGCGACTGTCTTAGAGAAACATTGGGATTGGTTTGTTAATACCATGCTTTCACGTTTGGAATCAGGCGGTAAAATCATAATCAATATGACTCGTTGGCATAGCGAAGATTTAGCTGGACGTGCTTTGCGTGAATTGCCTAAGAATGGATATCGAGTAAAGCATATTAATTTTAAAGCTTTCAACGAGCAAACGAATGAAATGCTTTGTGATGATGTCCTGAATCTTGAAGATTATAAGCGCAAAGTAAAAACAATGGGGGCTGATATTGCCAGCGCCAACTACCAGCAAGAGCCAATTGATATAAAGGGGCGATTATACGGAGAGTTTAAAACATATAATGCTCGTTCAGATTATAAGAAGATATGGAATTATTGCGATACTGCAGACACTGGGAAAGACTATCTCTGTTCGATTGTATGGGGCGAAACCTCAGACGGTTTTGCGGATGTACTGGATATTATTTACACTCAAAAGCCGATGGAATACACAGAAAATGCAGTGGCCAATCAATTAATTAATAACAGAGTAAATGCTTCAAGAATCGAGCGCAACAATGGCGGTCGGTCTTTTGCTCGTTCTGTCAGGGATAAGATTCAAGGCAAAGTTGCTTGTGCTGTAGAAGATTTCTTCCAAGGAAATAATAAAGAAGCCCGAATTTATTCCAATAGTTATTGGATAGAACAGCATGTTCGATTTCCTAATGACTGGCGAACTCGTTTTCCAGAATACTATCAAGCAATGACAACTTATCAACGTGAAGGTAAAAACAAACACGATGATGCGCCGGATGCAACAACGGGGATTGCTGAGACAATGAGTGGTAAGCGAATAAAAGCCGGATTAAAATCATTTAAAATATAAAAGGAGATTTCTAATTGAAATACAAACCACCTAAATTAATGACATTTCCAAAAGATGAACCAATCACAGTTGAAGTGGTTAACAAGTTCATGGAAAAACATAAATTAGAAGTTGCTCGGTATGAGTGCTTAAAAAATATGTATCTTGGAATCATGGCTATTGATGATGAACCGAAAAAAGACTCTTGGAAGCCTGACAATCGTTTAGCTGTTAATTTTACTAAATATATCGTTGATACTTTCACAGGTTACTTTAATGGGATTCCAGTTAAAAAGTCTCATTCAGATAAAGAAATACTTTCTAAACTACAAGAATTTGATAATTTGAACGACATGGAAGATGAAGAGTCAGAGCTTGCAAAGATGGCTTGTATTTATGGTCGAGCATTTGAACTTTTGTATCAAGACGAGGACACTCAAACGAATGTTGTTTATAATGGTCCAGAAAATATGTTTATGGTCTATGACGATACAGTCAAACAAGAGCCTTTATTTGCCGTGAGATATGGTGTTGACGAGGACAAAAAACTTCACGGAGAAGTTTATACTCTACTTGAAACTATTAAAATCAGCGGAGAAAATGACGAATTGAGCTTTGGAGAAGGGACTTACAACCCATATCCAGATTTACCAGTTGTAGAGTTCTATTTCAACGAAGAACGAATGAGTATTTTTGAATCTGTTATTTCATTAGTCAACGCTTTTAATAAAGCTATTAGTGAAAAAGCAAATGACGTTGATTATTTTAGTGATCAGTATTTGGTTTTCATGGGAGCAGAAATAGACGAAGAAGATGCTAAAAATATCAAAGATAATCGTCTAATTAATTATTATGATAAGAATCAAAATAATCAAAGTGGTTCTGCTTCAAAAGTAGATGTTAAATTCTTAGAAAAGCCTGATAGTGATTCTCAAACAAAAAATCTATTGGACAGACTAACTAAATTAATCTTCCAAACAACAATGGTTGCGAATATCTCTGATGAATCTTTCGGGTCATCAAGTGGTGTCTCGTTAGCTTACAAACTTCAAGCAATGAGCAACCTAGCTCTGTCATTTCAACGTAAGTTCCAATCTTCTTTGAATAGTCGATACAAACTATTTTGTGAGTTAAGTACGAATGTTTCGAACAAAGACGCTTGGAAAGATATTGAGTACACCTTTACACGTAATGAGCCTAAAGATATTAAAGAGCAAGCTGAGACCGCTAATATTCTTATGGGAATTACAAGCCAAGAAACTGCTTTGAGTGTCATTTCTGTTATTCCAGATGTCCAAGCTGAAATGGAAAAAATCAAAAAGGAAGAAGCTTCTACAGCTATCTTTGACAAGGATAAGCAACCTAGTGATAATGAAACAGATACAGTAGTTCCTGAAACGAACGAGGAGTAACCTATGAATTCATCTGATTATTGGCGTAAACGTGAAGAAAAGTGGCAGGAAGAACAACTTAAGAATGATAAAAAACATTTAAAAGTTATAATGGATAAGCTATTTGAAGCTCAAGAAGCCATTCAAAAAGAAATCAATGCCAACTGGCAGAACTTTGCGAATGGTCAAGGAATTTCTATCAGTGAAGCCATGAAACGTGCGGATAAAATGGATGTCAAAGCATTTGCCAATAAAGCTAAGAAATACGTAGAAGAAAAAGACTTTTCACATCAAGCAAACCAAATATTAAAACTTTATAACTTGACGATGAGAGTCAATCGCTTGGAACTCCTGAAAGCAAATATTGGTCTGGAGCTTATTTTTGTATTTGACGATTTGGACAAATATTTCTCAAAGAATTTGACTGGTGCAGCTCTCACAGAATTTGAAAGACAAGCCGGAATTCTTGGTTTAAGCGTTCCTAAAGGTGGGTACACAATCTTAATTGAATCAGTGCTAAATGGAAGTTATAAAGTCGAAGGATTTGCCAGCTTCTCTGACAAGCTTTGGCAGTATCAATTTGAATTGAAAGCTGATATTGAAAAACTTCTCATTCGTTCAGTAACTGGTGGAATCAATCCAAAAGCACTAGCCCCACAACTAAAAAGGCTAATGACTGAACAAGGTAAGCTCAATGCCACTTACAACGCACAACGATTGCTTGTGTCAGAAACAACACGAGTTCAGACAGCTATTCAAGAAGAAAGCTATAAAAAAGCTGATATTGATAGTTATGAGTATATTGCTGAACCGTCGGCTTGTCCTATCTGCGGGGCATTGAATGGTAAAATTTTCAAGCTTAAAGATATGTCGCCTGGTATTAATGCACCTAACATGCACCCGTTCTGTAGATGTAGCACAGCACCGCATGTTGATGATAAAGGTTTCTGGGATGATTTACTTGATAGAAAAGTAATCAGTCAAGATGAATACAAGCAAGCTTTTGATGACAGGACAGAAGCTGACAAAGCGATTGAAGAATTGCGCAGAAAAAGAAAAGGATAGATTTCAATGAATAATGAACCAAAAAAGGCTGTAACTGGACAGCCTTTTAGTTATAAAGTCAAAGGGATTGATTCCCCAGAGACATTGTCGGGGATAATCAGTCGTCAGATGGAGCAGTTAAATCACCATTTCCGCTGACACCTAAAACATCTTCCGCAAAAATTGTCAAGGTACCATAGGACTCAGAGTTATCAAGTGTCCTAACATTTTTCAAATGTATTAAGCTTATTTCTTCAGAAACTTTATCTGTTTTACTCTCTGAAAAAGTCATTTCCCAAGCTTGGTTTACAAAGTCTGTTTCAAGTTCGCTTGAAGATACAGGTTTGCCAATATACGTACCATTGGAAGTCAAAACCACTAATTCAGCATCTGAATCGTTTTTCTGATTAGCTACCAAAATCAATGTGTACCAGAACTTGATGTAAGCATTTTTTATAGAACTCAAATTATTTTTCCTTTCTACTAGATACTAGGCAAATGAGCCAGTAATTCAATTATAGCAAATAAACTTTTAAACCCGTCGAATTCCATGGGTTTTTCTTGTCCGTTTCCGAACGTTGTGGACACTAAATAAAACCCGAGAAAAATCAGACTCCCAAGTCTTTAAATGCGAGTAGGAGGAACCAGAAATGGAACAAACAGAACTTTTACCCCTTAATTTGCAACTGTTCGCAGAAGAAGCAGCTGATGAGACGTCTGAAGTTGGTTCAGAAACTGAAACAGAAACGAATGAAGAAGAGCAACAAGAACAATCAACTGACAGCGACAAAATCGTCGAAAAGCTTCAAAAACGAATCGGTAAAGAACAAGCTGAAAAAAATGAAACAAAAACACAGCTTGACCAAGCGCTGGCTCGTATTGAAGAACTTGAAAAAGGTGGCAAAAAGTCAGTTAAAGAAAAATCTGACGAAGAAAAAGCTGCCGAACTTCAAAAAGCTAAAGACGATGAAATCGCAAGCCTTAAAGCACAAATCAAAATTTCAAACATTACCAGCCAAGCTGATGAAGTGTTGAAAGAAAGTGGAATTGCTTTGAGTGCTGCTGAATTAGGATTGTTAGTTGATGTTGACGAAGAAAAAACTTACAGTAATGTAAAAACTTTCCTCAATTTACTTGATAATCAACGCTCACAGTGGGAAAAAGCACGAAACACAGGGACAACGCCTAAACGTGTTCCTGGTAACACTGATGTCGATGTTTTTAAACAAGCGGCAGCCAAATATTAATAATAGGAGATCTAAATTATGGCAATTAAATATTTCACAAAACAATACGCTGGTATGTTACCAGACCTTTTCGCAAAAAAATCAGCTTTCTTGCGTGCTTTTGGTGGAGTTCTTCAAGTAAAAGATGGTGTCACTGAAAATGATACTTTTATGGAACTCAAAGTAAGCGACACTGATGTAGTTATCCAAGCATATTCAACTGATGCAAATGTTGGTTTTGGATCTGGAACAGGTAATACTTCACGCTTTGGTCAACGTAAAGAAGTTAAGTCAGTCAACAAACAAGTGAGTTACGATGCTCCTTTGGCAATTAATGAAGGAATTGATGATTTCACAGTCAACGATATCAAAGACCAAGTTGTAGCAGAACGTTTAGCACTCCATGGTGTGGCATGGGCCCAACATGTCGATAAATTGCTTGGTAAACTCTTATCAGATAGTGCCAGCGAAACGTTGACTGTAAAACTTGATGAAGATTCCGTGACTAAATTGTTCTCAGATGCTCATAAGAAATTTGTAAATAACAACGTTTCTACAGCCGTGCCTTGGGTTGCTTATGTTAATGCTGATATCTATGACTTGCTTATTGACTCTAAACTTGCAACAACTGCTAAAAATTCAAGTGCAAACGTTGATGAACAAACACTTTATAAATTTAAAGGTTTTATTTTATCTGAACTTCCTGACGAAAAATTCCAACTTAATGAAGGAGCTTACTTTGCTGCTGATAATGTTGGTGTAGCTGGTGTCGGAATTCAAGTGACTCGTGCAATGGATTCAGAAGACTTTGCAGGAACAGCACTTCAAGCCGCTGCAAAATATGGTAAATACTTGCCAGAGAAGAATAAAAAAGCAATTCTTAAAGCCACAGTAACAAAGTAATTGCCCCTAAGAGCGTAACGTTAAATAAAACAACGTTATCGCTTGCAGTTGGGGCAAACGAAACATTGACAGCAACTGTCTTACCAGTAGATGCAGATGATAAAACAGTAACCTTTGCTTCAAGCGAACCTACAATTGCTACGGTAACACCGAAACAAGGGAATGTAGTTGGTAAAGCTGAAGGTAAAACGAAAATTACTGGAACAACAGCTAACGGATTAACTGTTACATGCGATGTTACCGTAACTTCTGTATAATAAGTAGTAATTTATGGCTATCACTGATGATTTAAAAAAGCTTTTAGGCGGTTCATCGGATGAGCGCTTGGAAGTAATCGAAAAACGCACTCGTGAACGTTTATTGCTTATTCTTGGTTATGGCCTTATAGAAGTACCACCAGAACTAGAATATATTGTTTTGGACGTTTCCTTGAAGCGTTTTAATCGTATCGGTCAAGAAGGCATGCAGTCCTACTCACAAGAAGGATTAAGCATGACTTTTTCAGAATCTGATTTTGATGAGTATGCCGATGAAATTGAATCATGGCGAAAATCAACAGAAACTGAGGGCAATAAGAAGATAGGGAGGTTCAGATTGTATTGAGATATTTAGATGAAGTTACTTTTATCAAAGAATCGCCCGACTCCCACTATGACCCTGATTTGGGCGAATGGGTTGAAAAGGAGCCCACCAGAACTGTTTTTAGTGCAAATATCACTGATATTGGAACTGACAGAAGTGTAAAAGTTTTTGGAGATATTAAAAAAGGGGCAAAAGTCATGCGAATGATGCCCCTTTTTACTATGCCAGAATATGATTACATTGAGTTTGATAATAAAAAATGGGCTTTAATGACTTACCGCAATCCAAGTGAGCGAAACACTTTTATTTTGCAGGAGGTAAGTCAATGAAATCTAGCTTATCCATAAAAGGGATTGACCAACTTGTAAAGCATTTGGATAAAGCAGCATCTTTAAAGGATGTTCAACAAGTTGTAAAGTCTAACACTTCAAATATGACAGCGAAGATGCAGAAACTCGCTCCAGTTGATACCGGATATATGAAACGATCCATAAAAATGGAGTTGACAGAGGGTGGATTCAGCGGACAAGCTGGGCCACATACAGATTATTCCGCATACGTTGAATATGGAACTCGTTTTCAATCTGCTCAACCTTTTGTAAAACCAGCTTATAATGAGCAAAAAGGCGTATTCATTAAAGATTTAGAAAGGTTACTCAAATGATTAAAACTCGAGACCAATCTATTTTTGACGAATTGTTCAAACGAATACAAGCTTTGGGTTATACCGTTTATGATTATAAGCAAATGAATGAAGTGGGCTATCCATTTGTTGAAATGGAAAGTATTCAGATAATTCATGAACCAAATAAAACAGATATCAAAGGCACAGTAAGTCTTTCATTGTCTGTTTGGAATAAAGCCGAAAAAGCAGGTCGTGTACTAGCTTCAAAAATGGCAAGTAATATATTTAATCAAGCATTAAATATAAGTGCCACAGAGGGCTATTATTGGGCTTTGAATTTACAAGCAAGTACCGTTCAAATGATGGACGATACAATCACAGGTACACCGCTCAAAAGAGCGTTGATTAACTTAGAATTTAGACTAAGATAGGAGATTTAATATGGCAGAATTAACAGCTAAACAGGGTAAAGATATTATCTTGCTCTATCGTTTGCTTAGTAAAGCAACAGAAGAAGCCGCTTGGAAACTTGCTTTCCAAACCGAACACTCGAATGAAAAAACTCGAGATTACAATACCACAGCTACCAAAGATGGGACAATAGGTTCTCTTGCAGCAATTGAATACAGTTTATCTGCCACATCTATTGCAGCAAATGGTGACCCACATCTTGGCGAAATGGATGACGCTATGGATAATGGCGATATTATTGAAGTGTGGGAAATTGATAAAGCTGAAAAAGGATCTGATGGAAAGTACAAAGCGAAATATCTTCGTGCTTATCTTACAAGTTTCTCTTATGAACCTAACTCAGAAGATGCGCTGGAACTAAGCATGGAATTCGGAGTGTTTGGTAAACCTCAAAAGGGCAATGCCACACTAACTGAAGAACAAGCTAATGTTGTTCAGTATGTATTCAAAGATACTGTTGCGGGATAAAGCTGAAAATATTACTGACTCTGCCTGGAGTACAGTTGTAGAAGTGACAATTTAAATACTATAAACAAAAGGCTAGAGATTCGCTCTAGTCTTTATTTTTTAAGGAGAAATCAAAATGGAATTAACAATTAATGGTAAACAGTATGTTTTTATCTTTGGTTACCGATTCATTAAGGAATTGAATAAAAAAAATGAAGTCACAGAGCGTGGGATGACTTTAAAAGCCGGCTTAGATAATGCTTTGATGAACTTCTTTAGCGGAGATATCGAAACACTTGTTGAAATGCTAAAAACTGCGAATGCAACAGAAAATCCTCGTGTCTCTGAGAAAGGGATAGTTGAATGGATTGAAGAAAATGGAGTTGATGCGCTTTTTGATTTAGTACTCGAAGAGTTAAAAAAGTCGGAATTTACCAAGAAAAAAACGTTGAACTTCGAGAAAGAAGTCAACAAAAATCTACAGTAACAGATTTTGACAAAATCTATGAACAAGTTCAGTTAAATTGTTTGCGTTATCTCGGAATTGCTAATCTAAGAGATATAGAGCGCATGACCATTTCGGAGTATGAATTAAGGCTGAAAGCTTATAGGCTAAAAAGACTTGATGAGCAAGAATCTATTTACCAACAAGCATGGGCAAATTGGCAAGTTCAATCAACTAAGCAACAAGGTAAGAAGCAAGTTCCAGTTTATTCGACCTTCAAGAAGTTTTTTGATAAAGAAAAATTTGAAAATGATATTTTAGGAATCGAAACTTCGGACAGTGCTTTTAAAAAGGACAAAAAACTAATTAACCTCATGAAAAAAGCAAATAAGTAAGAAAGGAGGAAAAACATGGAATCTTATAGTGTAGAAGCGGTTCTGAGTGCTGTTGATAAAAATTTCACCTCAACCATGAATAAAGCAGATAGTTCAATGGGAGGATTAGATAAAAGCTCACAAAATACAAATACTTCTATCCTAGATATTGCTAAGGGTGTTGGGGTTTTTAAACTTGTTGATTCTGCGGTAGGTTTGGTTAGAAATTCATTAGATGGTGCTATAGATCGATTTGATACTTTGAATAAGTATCCTGTTGTAATGCAGGCGCTTGGTTATTCTGCTTCTGATGTTGATAAATCAATGGCAAAACTGAATAAAGGAATTGATGGCTTACCTACTTCTCTTGATGAAATTGTATCCAGTACTCAACAACTCGCTATATCTACAGGAAGCTTAACAAAAGGAACTGATACAGCTATTGCGTTAAACAATGCTTTTCTAGCTTCTGGTGCTTCAACTGCAGATGCAAGCCGAGGAATGCAACAATATGTTCAAATGTTATCTAAGGGAACTGTTGATATGCAATCGTGGCGAACACTTCAAGAAACTATGCCCGTTGCAATGGATAAAGTTGCTAAGTCTTTTAAAGACCAAGGTGTAAATTCGGTTAGTGAGCTATATGATGCTTTACAAAGTGGGAAAATTACATTCGATGACTTCAATAGTCGATTAATTAAATTGAATGACGGTGTTGGAGGCTTTGCGGAACTTGCTAAGAAAAATTCAGCAGGGATAAAAACCTCGTTCAAAAATGTAAAAACAGCAGTAGTGAAAGGTTTGGAGAACGTTTTATCTGCAATTGATAACGGAATGAAGAGCGCTGGTCTTGGTTCAATCGCTCAGAATTTTGACAAGTTAAAAACTGTAGTTAATCAAGTTTTTAGTGCAATTACAAAAGCTATTCCTCCAGTTATTAGTGTAATTGCAACATTTATCAAATTGATAGGAAATATAATTAATGCACTAAAGCCGTTCTTGCCTGTATTATTGCCAATAATTACAACTTGGGGAGCATTCATGGTTCAGCTCAAAGGTGTTGGAGCAGTTGTAAAAACTTTTAACCAAGTTAAGTCTGCAGTAACAGGAGTGATAAGCACAATGAAAATATTGTTTGCTATCATGGCTGCAAATCCTATTACCGTATTTATTGGATTAATAGCGGCACTCGTAGCAGCTTTTGTATATTTTTATAACACGAATGAAGAATTTAGAAATAAAGTTAATCAAGCTTGGCAGTCTATTCTAGACTTTATACAACCGATAGTTGAAACTATCTCTAATTTTATTCAAACGGTATTCGGAGTCCTTGCAACTTGGTGGAGCGAAAATCAACAAACTATCTTGTCGATCGTGCAAACAGTATGGGGAGTCATCCAAGGTGTATTTGAAGTCGCAATGATCGCAATTCAAGCAGTTGTTTCTTTAGTATTAGGACAAATGCAAGCTGGTTGGGAAATTTGGAGCAATGTTATTTCAGGGATTGTACAGGTAGCATGGGCTTTGATTTCAAATATTTTTTCTGGTTCTTTAGACAATATTTTGGCAGTTGTAACGTTCGTTATTAAACAAGTCCAATTAGTGATTGATACAGTGATGAATGTTATTCAAGGGATAATAAAAACTGTTTGGTCACTTATTACAGGAGACTGGAAAGGCGCTTTAGATGGAATCAATCAAATTGTCGGAGCTTTTGGAAAGTTCATTACCGGAACTTTCGATAATGTAATGGGATTAGCTAAAGACTTGATAAAAAATGGCATTGATACTGTTAAAGGAATATTTGACAGCTTATCTAAAATTAATCTTCTTGACATTGGTAAGGCTATTATTGATGGTTTTGTAAAAGGCCTAAAAAGTGCCTGGGAAGCGGGTATGAAGTTTATTGGCGGAATTGGAGATTGGATTAAAAAACATAAAGGTCCAATCCGTGTCGACAGAAAACTTTTAACTCCCGCTGGTAATGCCATTATGAATGGTTTGAATTCTGGTTTAACTGGAGGTTTCCGTAACGTTCAATCTAACGTTTCAGGAATGGGGGATATGATTGCTAATGCAATTAATTCTGACTATTCTGTGGATATTGGGGCGAACGTTGCGGCAGCTAATCGCTCAATCAGCAGTCAAGTTTCTCATGATGTGAATCTTAACCAAGGCAAACAGCCGGCTTCATTCACTGTGAAGCTTGGGAATCAAATCTTTAAAGCCTTTGTGGATGACATTTCTAATGCACAGGGTCAAGCAATTAACTTAAATATGGGATTTTAGGAGGTAGAAATGTACAAGTTTAGAGATACGACAAAACAGAAGCATTATCGCAACCTTCCTTTTATTCCAACCAGTGCCATGAGTTATGATGGGACTTGGTTAGAAGAACTCATAGAAGGTTATCAAACATTGGCAGTTGAGGGGCGAGAAATGTATTCTCTCAGCTTTGAGTCAAAAGAAATGCAAGTGGGAGGAGTGATTACCAATGTTAAATATCCTCCTCGGGAGCTGACGATAAAATATAAGTTGGAGGATAATGACCCTCGAGTATTACAAGAAAAGTTTGATACTTTAAAAGCATTCTTGATTCGTCAAGAAGATGTTCCCATTATTTTTAATGATGATCTGGAATATACTTTTTATGGCCGTTTCCAAACTGCTGATACTGTAGCGGGAGATACTAATTCAATTATTTCAAGTTTTACTGTACTTTGTAGTGATCCATTTAAACACGGAAAAATTCAAATTGTAAAAAATAAAGTCATTGAAGTTTTGCCCTATCCAGTTAAACCAGATAGGTTGTCATTTAAATTACTGACAGGGGGATTACTTGCGACTGATGGAAATTATCGCTTGAAATCATCACAGGCTAAAAAAGGCGACTTTTTGGAATTTGATTTCCAATCTGGCAATACTTTTATTAATGGAAAAGTAAACAATAATCTCTTAGACCTTGATTCTGATTTTAAAAATATCAGATTGACAACTGGAACAGATTTTTCAAGTTCAAACTATGAGTTAACGATTCAATATAGAAAGGCGGTGCTTTAGTGAGTAATATCTTATTTTTAGATAAGATGCAACAAGTTATCAAAAGTTATGATTCTGATGAGTTCATAGAATGTGTTCAGACAAAAGAAATCACAACTAACGCTTCTGAATTAATGAATGACACACTTTCAGTTTCTTTACCTTTTGATGAAACAATTAAAGATGCCAGCTATATTGCGGTCAATGATACGAAAGAACAAGAGTTTTCTTTATATCGAATTTTAACCGCAAAAGATGAAGATAATTTATTATCATCTGAAGCGATAAATTTTGCAGTCGATGAACTGGATAATTTTATCATTAAAGATATAAGACCTAAAAACAGGTCTTTTTCTTATGTGATTAATCAGCTTTTATCTGATTCAGGTTGTGACTGGGTATTAGGTGTCTGTGAACCAATTAAAACAGTTTCCAGTACTTTCTACTATACTTCCATGCGTGAAGCTTTAAAAGCTCTACAAGAGTTAGGTGCAGAGTTTACCTTTTCAATTGAAATTACAGGAAATAAGATTACTAAAAAAATCATTAACTGCTATAACCAAATTGGGAAAATAACCAATAAGCGATTTGAATATGGTGAGGAAGTTCTGAAAATCGTTCACCAACAAGACCGCACAAATATTGTCACTGCCCTAATTGGACGTGGAAAAGGAGAAGAAGTTGGGGACGGATACGGACGAAGACTTGAGTTTTCAGATGTCGAGTGGAGAAAGTCAAATGGAAAGCCCCTTGATAAGCCAAAAGGTCAAAACTGGATTGAATATCCAGAAATGACGAAAGAATATGGCATTCCATCAAACGGAAAAATGTTACCACGTAAAACGGTTGTTGTCTTTGATGATGTGGAAGATGCAAGCGAACTTTTACAAAAGACCTATGACCAACTGGCTTACTACTGCCGGCCACTTGTTCAGTTTAGTACTGAGATATTAGGCAGTGATTCAATTGGAAATACTGTTTCAATCCACAGAGGAGGCCGAAATTATCACTACCAAACCAGAGTCTTTAAAGTAGTTACTGACCTTGTTAATGGGCGAGTGCAAGCTAGTCTAGGAGATAATTTAAGCGGAAACTCAATTAATCGACAACTGTCACAAGTTCAAAGCAATATCTCTGACCTTGATAGCAACAAAATGACTTGGTATGACTCCACAGAAATTGGAAAGTATCAAGACGATATTATGCGCGGTGCTGGTGCCAATGGTGGCTCGATTTACATGGTCAACGGAATTGAAGCGGGCGTCTCTCAATCAAGAGAGACCTATGAGCAAGTCTTTATGGATGGTCCAAAGATTCAAGATTCACAGTATTTCATGATTCAAAATAATGCTGGGATATCTTTTAAGCAATGTAAAAAAGGTCAATGGACGACAATTCAAGATGTCCATAATGGCAAAAGTAATACTGCATGGACACTTGATGGGACTTTCAATGCTAACTTTATTAATGCCGGAGTTTTGCAAGGGGTCAAGATTCGCTCAGTTGATAATGACTTCGTTATTGAACTTGACCAAGGAAAGATTCGCTTTATAAAAAAAGACGGTTCTTCTGAAAAAGAAATGTTCGCATTTGCTCCAACTTATGCAGGCGGACAACTCCAAGGGATTAATGCAATTCAAAATCATGGTTATTCTTTCGCCTTGTCATCAAAGGGAAACAACGGAGCGCTTTTAAATGTTTTAGAAATTCCAAAAGACAGTACGGCTGAAAATCGCAAATTAAATCTTTATGGAGAAGTAAAAGTTGATGGTAACTTTTATGTTAATGGCGTTAAGATTGATAAAAATGGAGGAAACTCTGGTGGTGGCGGTGGTTGGAATGGTCAATACCCACCAGAAGTCACAAGTGACCGTGATAAACGCTACTGGCAAATCTGGGCAATGGCAATTGGGGCTGGTTTCTCTAAACAAGCGGCGGCCGCATTACTCGGAAATGCACAGGGTGAATCTGATGCAAATCCAACGGCTGATGAAAGCAATGGCGCACCGGGGTTTGGATATGGGGTTTGGCAATGGACGGATAGTTCAGGCGCTAGTCCAGGTCGAGTCTATATGATTAACCTCATGACACGAGCAGGAGTGACTGACAATCCTGACACAATCACAGCCCAATTCAAACTCTTGATGTGGCATGCACAAAACGGCCAATGGATTGCGAAAAGTTCTTATCCTTATTCTTGGACTCAATTCATGACATTGACCAATATCAATACTGCAACGCAAGCTTTTGTAGCTAACTTTGAACGTCCCTTAAACGGACACCCTGAACGTAGTACTTGGGCGCAAGAATGGTATAACAAATTTGTTAATCTTAAAATCCCAAGCGGTAGCGGAGGTTATATTGCTCCAATTTCAAGTCCTATTACCGTAACAAGTGAAATGGGTTGGAGAACTAGTCCAATCAACGGAGCGCAAGAATTTCACAATGCTATGGACTTGGTTAATGGCAATCCAACAACTCCAATCTTGGCTTCAGGAGATGGTCAAGTGGTCCAAGCGGGAAGCAATTATTATAACTGGTATGGAAATTACACGGTCATCAAGCATGCGGATGGACTTTATACAGGGTACGCACATCAAAGCAGAATCGATGTTTCTGTGGGTCAAAATGTTAAAAAGGGCCAACAAATTGGACTTATGGGAGCGACTGGCCCAGTCACTGGCCCACATTTGCACTTCCAATTTATGGACCAATATTGGCCATCATCAAGCGCTCACTTTAAGAATCCAAGGGATTATATCAAATTTTAGAAAGGGTCTATTATGACAGAACATTTTATAACACTGTCCACCACAGAACCAAATAATTATGTTGGTCTCCTTAAAATGAGACAAGGAGATATTAACACTCAAACTATTCAAGCTACAATCACAGCAAACGGTCAACTCTTTAAGTTTGACGGCTTGTCTGTGTTTTTTAACGCTGTTTTACCCAACGGAAATGTTATCAGAGACAAAGTTACTGAAGTAGATTATATCAATTCTAAACTTAATTACGTCGTTGCGAACAGTTTTTTGCAAGAGGTTGCTCAAGTCACTGCTTGGTTTTCGTTTGAAAATGGGAATAAAACAATTGATAGCACAAAGAACTTTCAATACTCAGTAATTGGAGGATGGAAGGAGTGCATTCCACAAGGAAATTATATCTATGAGTTATCTGAGATTCAGCGTGAGATTGAAGAGATTATCAAGAATAAAGATTTTACTTCTTTAATTTCTAAAATTTCGTCATTAGAGACTGATGTTAACAATCAATCCCAGAAATTGGCACAAAAGGCGGAGCAAACAACAGCGAATAATCTTCAATCGCAAGTTACTAATTTAGTTGTAAATAGCGGCAACGCCAATGCAGAAGTGTCACAAGCGCACGGAAGTTCAACAGGAGCAAATTTCTTAACTCTAAAAGGACACTTAGACGACATAGAGACTTCAATTTTTAAATTTGTAGATCGGAAGCATCTTTTTGACTGGGTGGTTGGTTCTTTGACTAATGGGGTGGTACAGACAGAAGTAAAATACAGGATTGTCACAAATTCAGTGCAATACGCAGAAAAAGCGTTGACATTAAAGGTAACCGACTATGCCTCTTATAATTTTGGTGTTCACACGTACTCTTATGCAAATGAAACCTACACTTTTTTGGCTGACAGCGGATGGATACTATCTGATTATATTATCCCAGCCGGAACATATTTTAGATTAGTCGTGAAAAAAGTAGGCGACACTACGTCTGTGCTAACCGACCCAAGAAGTACAAATCTTTTTAACTCATTAACGATACGATATGATGGTGATTTACAATCAATCAAGGATATCCATGATAATGTCTCATCTTTGAGGTTCTTATTTAAGGAGTTTACACAGGATGAATTGCAAAGAAAGCATATTGCAGATGGTGTAGAAACCATATCAACCACAAGAGTAAGCACTATTGGATATATCACCGGTGGACAAAACATCCGACTAATCTCTTTTGACCCAACCTATAAGTTCTTGATTGTCGAGTATTCAATGGACGGAACATATCAAAAAGTATTTCAGGGCTGGACTTTTTCGACGGATAGCTCGTTTGACCTGACTGCTGACAAAAAATATAAATTGCTATTTGGTAGAGATATCGAGGGAGTGGCGCAGAACATAACACTCAACAATATTCTTGAAAATTATGTTCAAAAAGACGATAGCAAAGAAACGTTGCTTGAAAAATCCCTCAAACCAAGAATGGATCAAATAGACGCCATTTATGATATGAAGTTTATTTTTGATGCTTTTCCTAAAATCGACTTCAGGCCATACCATATCGACGGCCAAGGTGTTGAGATTAAATCAGTCGTCCGTGTCAGTACCTCTGGATTTATTTCAGGTGGGCAAACGCTATCTATCACATCTATGGATAGCTCTTATAAGCATCATGTAATAGCTTATAACCTAGACGGTACATTCATAGGTTCTTTGTTTAAGGATTGGAGTTATGCCACATCTGCAACATATAAATTGAGTTCTGACAAAAAATATCGACTGCTTTTTGGTAAAGGCGATGCAAACGAAATCATCACACCTCAAAACGTGGTGGATAATATTTTCAAAGTAAGTTCCGCCAAATCCGATAAATTAAAAAAAGCAATTTCGTTAACAGGATATGTATCGGACGGAAAATTCAAACCAAATCCTAAGTATTATTCTTTCGCCCACCAAGGTTTGAACACGAGTATACCTAATCAGACATATCCCGCATATTTAGCAGCCGCAGAAGCCGGATTTAACGCATTTGAGTGCGACATTAAGCTAACTTCCGATAATGTTATTGTCTTGCTGCATGATGACACAATAGATTCTATGACAGACGGTACTGGTTACGTCAAGGATTTCACTTACGATCAATTATTGACATACTCATTTAATAACGGAAAAGGCAGACAATGGGACGATACGAAAATATTGCGTTTCGATGAACTTCTTCTTTTGGCGAAGAAATGGGGCGTTTATCTTTGCGTGGATCATATGTCCAACGCCGACACGGATGAAAAATTACAACTTGTATTTGACGAAGTTATTAAATACGGAATGCAAGATATGGTGATGTGGAGTGGCATAAATCCATATCAGGCATCGTGGATCAGAAGTAAACACAAAAAAGCAATACTTGATTTTCCGTCTTATTGGATAGATCACACTGATGATTTAACGACCTATCTGACAGATGGAGAAGTTTTGATTTCATATCAATACGGTGTAGATAATGGCTCATTTGACTTAAACAAAATAACTTCCGCAAGACTTCAAGGGTTCAAGATTGCCGGATGGACTATTGACGATCCGACTATATATGCACAATGGTATCCGCATTTGGATGGTATGTTTTCTAATAAATTGAGCATACGTGATATGCCTTAAGAGAACCATAATGACAAGTTTCTGAAAATCATTTTGCCGTAAAAATTGCCTTAAAAATGAAAAAAATGTAAATCGTAAAGGGTGGTATCGGATGCCGTTTTTAATTTGAAAAAGGAGAATAAACATGTTTGAATTTGAAGAAGTAATTGAGTTTGAAGAAGCTAAGTATGAGGACAACGTTGCCCGTCATACGTACCCTGAACACGAAGGAAAAGGGGTTAATGTAGATGAGTAATCTTGATTTGAAGTTGGTTCAATAATCTCAAATGCATCAAATTTATCATCAGGTTATTCTACAGGAACATGGAAAAATATCGGTTAAGCAGTAATTGACTCAACAACGATATATTATTGGAAACGTACTGCATAAAAACATAAAAAATAGGAGAAAGAAATATATAAATTGGAGTATCAAATTTTAGAAAGCAGGGGTTATGGAGGAGCAAGCATGGCGAGAAGTGCTCGAACGATTAGCTCGAATTGAAACAAAGTTGGATAACTATGAAACAGTCCGGGATAAAGCAGAACGAGCACTTTTAATAGCCCAATCAAA